ACGGCGAATAACTTCCTGAAGTACTCCGAAGCTGGTATCACCATCAATAATGTCTTCAACCGGCGCACGACCTTCGTTATCCTGCTTGCCGATTATCTTAACCCGCGTAACTAATCCGTTCATAGTGAATTTATTGTTTGTTGAGATTGTGTTTAGGAAGTCGAAGCGGTAAACCTCCGAATTTCGCCCGTAGCTGGTTATAACTAATGTGCCATCTCTGTACAGTGCAATATATTTCTGTTCGCTGTGTCTTCTAACTTCTTCGAGTAGTTCAAAAATCATATCGCTTATGGCTTGCCCACTGAAAACCTTCTTTTCATGGGTCATGTACTCCGACCATTCATAACTTAGTGCTATGCCCCATTCATCGCATATGTGGCCTATTAATTGCTGGGTTGTCATCCCTTTTTGGAAATAAAAAAAATCCTTACTCCGTTGTAGCCGGATAAAAGGATCGTAACATGTGAGTGTAAGTTCTTTTTGTGTTTCTGAAAGATATTGCCAATCCCAAATGGTTCCAGAGAATACCTTTTGACGTGTAACATTTGGCGTTGCCTCAGTGTAATCGAGGTATGATACTGTGTTGTCACGGTCTACGATAGACTGTAAAAAGGTTTGGGCGTGTCCGCCTCCACCCCATTCGGCATAGACATTAATTAGTCGGTTCATATGTGCAAAGTCAATTAAGAAACTATTCCCAATCGCCATATTCGCTACAGTTATTTTTGCTCTCATTGAAAGTTCGGAAACTTGTTCCTCCCAAATCAAGCTTAGAAGGGCCTCGTTGAGAATGAAGTTGCCCCCACCTTCAGTCATAAGCTCGACAGTATATTTGAGTGAAGATACATTAACTTCCATTACTGTACCACTCCCTCTATGGAACCAGAAACCCAAGGGTTGCGCGGGATGTATGCCGGGTCTCGAGACGATTGTGAAGAGGTAGCAGCCGAATCTGAAGCAGGAGCGTTCTGTGTGAGTGCTGCTTTTTGCTGTGCTGCACTTGGCGGTGGGGCGTTTGGTGCTGGTTGCGGAACAAAAAGAACCTGGCCTGGATGAATCCGAGCGAAATCACCTATGCCAGTTGTATCAGGAGGGGTCAATGCCCGGTTTGCTTCATCAATGATGTCTCTATTGATGTCATACAACTCCATGTAGCGACTTCCCAAACCTAACATCTTCTGTGCTACCTTATACAGGCTATCGCCAACTGTGACTGTATAAGCCTTAGTAGCTGGCGGGGCTGGTCTTGGCAATAAACGTGGGCTGTTTGCAAGCTGGGCAGCTGTTGGGGTTACAATCGCTGGGGGTGCTCCGCTTGGAGGATTTCCGACCAGACGAGAATCAACTGGGCTGCTCGCCCGACTATTTGCTTCTAACCAGAACTCAGCCTGTGATGCCGCCAGAGCGGATGCAACTGGTGCCGATGCAGCCGTGGCACCACCACCACCACCTCCGGATGCGCCAGCCCCGATATTAGACCCCGCTGCCGTACTGATTTTCAAGTCGATGGCATGGATTAAAGTCAGGTTATAAGCATAGTCTCCCATAGCATACCGATAAGTCATATCATAGGCATCTATGTAAACATCATGGTTGATAGGTGTTTCCGTTATCATCAGCCTAAGTTTGGTACCATCACGCTGGTATATACTCCAAAGGATTTGGAGCTGTTTCGGGTCTACCCAATCTGTTACATATGGATGGTCTTGGCGCAATTCGCCGGGTAAAATACCACTCCAAGAAAAGCCGGTTAAATCACGACCGGAAGGTATGCGAATTGTGCCCGTTTTAAGTATTACATAGTCTGCGAATATAGCGCCCGTCATAACCCTTATTGATTCAGGCAGCATAGGAAATGTTAGGCTTGTAACTGGGGTCGATTGACCTGGCATTACTGTTAGGTTAATTTCCATCAGTACACATCTCCTACTACCTGTGGCGTGTTGACGAATGATTCCTGGATCGACATTGATAGCCTGTATGCGATTTCATCTGTTAAATCATTTATGTTGTCTTTAATCTTTTTGACTACATCGCTGCTACCGCCGTCTACATTTACCTCGAACGATACATTTTCTATGGTTACTGTTACATCTGTCCCAGGTGGCCCCGGCATTCCACTATCTCCCGGTTCAGGCATTCCTGGATCATCGGGCCCTGAGCGTCGGTGTGGATACATTCCAAGGATTTCCCCGGCTTGTTCCCAAAGTGATATACCGCGCTGTCTGCGCTTGCTGCCCAGTGGAATAACTGCTTCTGGGCCGTCTTCAGCTACAAGACCAATATGTGGGCGTGTTAAGATACCGCCTTCTGCATGGGCTCCGCCGCTACCAACTGAAAATCCTGATGAAAAAGAGCTCCCGATTGAAGAAAACGCACCGCTAATTTGCCCTGCTATATTGTTAAAAAAGCCTGTTACACTGCTTCCTATCTGACTGATTGCGCCGGGTATAGCCTGGGTAACAATAGCACTAACACCGCTCCACAACTGGGTAAAAAAGCCTGGCAACGTACTTGTGAAAAACGTCCTGATACCTGTTCCTATTGTTGCCACTCCTTGCGGTATCGTCTGAGTAAAAAAGTTCGTGATATCATCCAATAAACCTCTGAAGAATTCCGGCACAGTTTCCGAAAAGAAAGTTGTAACGTAAGCTCCTACAGTTTCTACAGCTGGAGCCACATTTTCAGTAAAGAAATTTGTGATGCCTTCCCATAAGTTTCTGAAGAACTCTGGTACAGTTTCCGTAAAGAAGATAGTAACGTAGTTTCCTGCGGTTTCTATGGCAGCTGGCACGGTCTCTGTAAAGAAATTTGTGATGCTGCTCCATAAGTTTCTGAAGAATTCTGGTACAGTTTCCGTAAAGAAAACAGTAACATAGTTTCCAGCGGTTTCTATAGCACCTGGTACAGTTTCAGTGAAAAAATTCGTTATCCCATCCCATAAGTTTCTGAAGAATTCTGGAACGGTTTCGGTAAAGAATACCACTGTTCGACCTGCAGCATATCCTATGGCGAAAGGCACTGTTTCAGTAAAAAAACCAGTTATTTCATCCCATAGGCTTCTGAAAAAATCAGGCACAGTTTCGGTAAAGAAAGAAGTAATGTAGCTGCCTGCGGTTGATATAGTTCCTGGCACAGTTTTGATGAAAAAACCAGTTATACCCTTGCTTAAGTTGCTGAAAGAATCTGGTACAGTTTCAGTAAAAAAGGTTCCGATCCCTTCCCTGGCTGTGCTTATTGCTTGAGGCACAGATTCAGTAAAAAAGCTGCTTACCCCTTGACCTACATCTGAAGCCCAATCACCTATACCTTGCCCTACACTTGAAGCCCAATCGCCTATACCTCGCATCCAGCCACCTTCGTCCAGACTGTCTGCAATCCAACTACCTACAGCGTCGCTGCTGAATATTGAAGCTATGCCACCTGCACCAGCCCCCACTACAGCACCCACAGCCGTTCCAATTCCTGGTACGATTGAACCTATGCCGGCACCTGCTGCAGCTCCAGCTCCAACCATTCCTAAGGCTGACGATCCACTTGCTATCCTTTCAGTTCTTTCTCGACTTCCACTTTCAGCGGCTAACCCTTGACCAATCCTATAGACACCTCGGCCAGCACCAGCTATTGCACCGAGAGCTGCAAGTGGGGTTGCTACTCCTGCAGCTGCAGCACCTCCGATTGTTGTTGCTCCGCTGCCCATCTTAAGACCAGCACCGGCTAAAGTAGCTACTGGTTTACTGCTTGTTGTGCCAAGAGCGACGCCACCTTTGGTAAAAACAGTGTGTCCAGTTGTTGCTGCTGGCAATGCAAGCCTACCCCCAGCTGCTCCACCAGGGAGCCCTGCAACACGACCCTTACCAGGCCCCGTGGCTGTTCGTCCACCAGTACGTCCCGGTTGCGAACCCACTCCTTTACCAGATCCACCAAGCACATTCACCATATTGGCATGTACTGTCATTTTGGCTGTTTGCATGGCTCCGCCAAAACCACCGCCAAACAGGTCACCTTTTCCACCGCCACCGCCAAACAGACCCTTACCAATACCACCAGCGGCAAATACACCCTTTAAAGCTCCAGCTATACCTTTGGCTGCTTTTATGCCTTTTATTATACCGTCTGCAAGTTTAATCCCTAGGGCAATCCCAAGGACAAGAACAAGTGGCTTATTTTCGCTTGCCCATTGTTTAAACGCTTGTCCAATTTTAGCCCCATCGAAGCTCTCCATGAAGCCATCTATAAAACTTGCACCTATACTCATTCCATCAGAGAGGGCATCGCCACTCTGAAGCCCCAACAGAGTAAGTAAACCACTTGTTAAACCGCTTCCTATGCTTTGCCCTATTTCGCCTGCTTTGTCGATAAAAAACTGTTTCCCAGTGCTAGACCACCAAGAAGAAAACGGCTGTGCTACTACCTCATCCCACAAAATCCCAATCCTGCCAAAAAAATCAGCATCTTGGAATTCTTGAGTTTGCATAACGCTTTGAATAGTATTGGCGAATCCGCTTATTCTGCTGATAATATTATCCAATGCACCTACAACTGTAGCTTGGATAGCAGGCATTCTTTCAACCAGCCAATTTACAAAGCTACGCAAATAGGGACTCAACCTGTCACTTATAGCAAGCTTCAAAGCATCTGCACCACCCCTTAGCCGACTAAATGCGCCTTGAAGTGTATCCATGCGAATAGCGGCCATACCAGAAGCGGCACCCATTCCATCGAATGCATCCCCTGCAGCGTTAATTTCTGAGATGTATTTGCTAAGGTTATCAACGTTTTCTAATAAAACATCTGCTGCCCGTAAGCCTTGTACAGTAAAAATATCATTTAGCTTGTTTACCCGCTCGTAGGGGGTTTCGAGTGCATCAAGGCTGCTTGCCAAGTGCTGCATAGCCTCCCCAAACGGGCGAACGTTTCCCGATGCATCAAACATTGAAAAACCTAAATCATCCAATGCACGTTTTGCCGCTTGAGAGTTAGGTGTCATCAAATCCTGCATCATACGGCTAAACATTGTTCCCGCTTGAGTACCCCTGTATCCGCTATCTGACAGAGTAACAATGGCTGCATTAGCTTCATCCATACTCATACCTGCTTGACGTACAATTGAGCCCATATAATTCCACGAGGACATTATATTATCAAGAGGCTGGTGGGCTAAACCTGCCGCCATTGCCATCGAATCAATTGCTTGTCCAACAAGTTCCGTATCGCCACCAAGTTTGTTCATTATGGAGTTGAGGTAATATGTGGTGCTATATAGCTCCATGCCACTAGCTTGAGATAGAGTCATAGCGTGGCCAAGCTTTTCAAGAACGCCCTCGGCATTGCTTCCTACTGTCACGAAGTTTTTGGCCGCTGACGATATATCATTTAGTGCAAAGCCTTCACCACCCATGCCACGGATAGCAGTCCCAAGTTTATCCATCTCAGTTCCAGCCATATTGGAAACAGCTCTAATGTTCGCCATGTTTTGCTCAAAGCCCATGCCTGTTTGCATAACATCTTTGAGACCAAGGCTGATACCGGCCATACTTGCCATCACTACGATGGGGTTTGTTAACATTTTTATAATGCCACGGAAGGGAGCTGTAATTTTATCAATTAGACTGACAGTAACCGACCAGATTCGTCCAGCAATTTGCCGACCCATCCCGATTACAGTAGTTATCCCCCTGCTAGCCTTGTCAATCATACCAACAGTTACCGACCATATCTTACCAGTGATTTCCCGCCCTTTGCCGAGAATGGATGTTATGCCCTTGCTGGCATTATCATTGAGGTTTGCAGTCATTTCTATGTTGCTTTTGCGCCGCAGCCCATCAGCTGTATTCTGTACACGCTGAAAAGCCTTTTCCAGCTTGCTAACATTAGCAGTGGCACTTGCTGCCCCTGCTGCTGTTTCATCTGAAACACGCGCAACAATTTCTATGACAGTTGTGTTAGACATTTATCCACCTCATTTCCGGTTCGGGGTTTGCAGTGCAGATTTTAATCGACTAGTACTCATAAGTTTGGCCTCGTTTACCATAGCCTGTTTAGCCCCTATCATGCATATGGCACGTTCACCGGGGGAAAGTGCTAGTATTTCACTCGGAAGTCTCCCTGTATGCGAAAAAATCCAAGCCAAAACTGCAGTCTTGCCCCCGGCTTCGATTACTTTTTTACTTCTGCCTCTAAGTCGCTGTCAAAGCCGGATATTTCGTCAATGACAT